TCAGCACAGCACGACGATATCGCCATCGGCTACCCGCTCAGACAGAGCGGTCAGCTTGCCGATGCCCTCCCGCAGGAATCGGCCGAGCTGCTCGATGCATTCGCGCTGGTCCTCGGTGAGACTGAACTCGGAATCCATAGCTTCCATCAGATCGAGGCAGCACTGGTTGAGAAACCCCACCTCAAGCAGCTCCGCCCGCAGCCTTCGTCTAAGCACCTCATCCATACCAACATCCCTATCTACTCCGCACATCAGCTGGGGACCGTAGCAAAAAGGCGACGTTGGTCACAATTATCAAAACGCTTAGGACTGGGGGAGCGGATAGCGTTCTTTGATCGCTTTGACAGCTTCGACCCAGGCCGACAGGTCCGGCTCTGTACCGGTAGCGATGGCGTCATACTCGGCCTCCAAGCGCAGCGGGTCAGCCTCGTCCCGGTATGCCTGCCGGCGCAGCTCCTGGACCTCGGCCAGCGCGTCGCCAGGGTGGAACGTAAGATCGTCCAGGCTCACCCCGGCAGTTTCAGCGATGGCCGCCAGCGGGCCGTCCCACTCAGTGAAGAACGCCCCTTTGTAGAGAACCCGCTTCATCATGCGCTTGCTCCGTTGATGGTCAGGATGGGGGCAACGTGGATGCCTGGATCGACCAATCCGCCGAACCAGGCTGGACACGCAAACGCGATCTGAGCCCCTGCGGATGCGTAGATGTACGGACACGCGTTGTCATAGCCGTTGTAGGACTGCATCGAGAATCGTAGATGCACCCATTGGTTCGCAGGCAGCACCACGCCAGGAGCAGCGACAGCGCCATTGATCCAGAGCTTGTGTGTCGTATAGGGCGCCGACGAGATATGAGCCGAGCCGCTTTCGACACGCAGCCACATGACCACCGTCGCCCACGCGCCCGCGTTGAAAACGGTTTTGCTGCCGTTGGAGCAGCACAGATACCGCGTAACCCCATCCGCGCCGGCCGAGCCTGTAGTTGTCTGCGATCCCGCAGTCAGAACGGCGGTGAAGAACTCGACCCCGTATCGGGACACTGACGTCCACGTCCGGCCCATTGCCGCGAGCAGCGCCTGCACCCGCGCATTGAGCGCCGGCCCGGCCCCGCCGTTCGTGCTGTTGTCGAAGGCGAACTTGCCCCCATCTGCAACGGTGGCGCCGTTCCAGCCGTTGAGAAACGAGCTTGGAGTCCATGACGTTGTGAACATCGTAGCCAGAGGGTTGGCTGCGGTTCCCGCGAAGCGGCCCATGTCGGGCATCAGGTTCATGAACGGCAGAACGTTGAGCGCCGATTTCGCGGCCGATCCCAGCTCCGTCCACGCGCCGCTTTCGCGGGCATACGCTTTTCCGTCGCTCGGCGCATCCGACATACCGCCCACCAGCTCGACCCACGCCGTGCCGGAATACTCGTATGTCTTGACCTGGCCAGCAGGCGTGGCCTCGTTCGCCACCTGCACCCGCCAGCCCAGCCTGGGTGGCATGTACTCCCAAATAGCCGTGGTCGCACCCGTTGCCCACCACCGGGCCAGGCGGTTCTGGTTCGCCCCGGCCCCGGTGAAAATGTAAGTGTCGCCCTCGGCCTGGCCGGAAGTTGGCAGCGTGGCGACGCGGCCCTTGACCACGGGCTGGCGCAGGAAGTCATCCCAGCGCAACAGCCGCATAAGTTCGTTGTAGTGCCCCTCACCGGGTGCGCCGTTGATCAGTAGGCCAGTGTTCGGCCCCATTGTCAGGCTCATGCGGAAACGCCTCCTAGTTCTTCGCCCAGCCGGAAACCGAGGCCGTGGCGTTCAATCGTGATGTCGTGCTGCTGCCAAGAGTTGATGCCGTCGCGGACACTGCGCAGGACAAGGCGCACGTCCTGGAGCGGACCATCCGCCATGTCCTCGGCCAGTGGATAGGACCAGCTACTGGATGTGAGGCCGGCGTAGGTGCGCTTCAGCGTCGTGCCGCTGTAGACCTGGAGCGTAACCGTCGCCCCAGCTTCCGGGCCGATGTTGCCGACCGTGGTATCGATCAACTGGTCGGCTTGGCCGATGCGGTCGCGCTTCGCCCAGCTCACCGACAGCACCCCGTAGACCTTCGCCGGGTACGCGCTACCGTTGATGCGGAACTGGCCGGGCGGATACGGCTTACCCTGGCGCCCCGTCAGCGTGAGGCTGTCAGTGGCGGCCAGCGCCGGGGCCAGCTGGCCCTCGCTGGTGTTCGTCAGCAGCTGGGCCTGGAGCGTCACGCCCTGGCTGTATACCGTTTCGTCCACCGCTTCGAACGTGTCGTAGAACCAGACCCGAGCCCCGGCCAAGTGCTTGGCCGGCACGGTATCGGCGCAGCCGCGCGCCAGGGTGACTGTGCCGCTCGCGTAGTTGACCGCATCGACCCGGACTATCTCGTCGTCCACGACTGCGGCCTGGCCGACAGTGACGTCCTCCAGCCGGCTGGCGTTGGTCAGCGTGACCACGCTCGGGCCGGCCGCCAGCGGCAGCTCGGCGGCGAGTAGGCCGGTCGGGCACCAGTCGCCGGTTCCGCGATCAACGAACGCGCCAGAGCTGCCGACGCGGTCGGTCAGTGTGTAGCTCTGCGACAGGCTGGTCGGCGCCTCGGCCAGCGCGGCCAAGTAGGACGCGCTCACGTCCAGGAGCTGGAGATTCGCCGGATCGATCACCCCGGCCAGTTCGCGATAGGGTGCTTCCATCAGGCGGCGCACAGTGATCGCCCGAGGCGTCCGGTCTGGCGGAATCCAGCCCGGCGGCGGCGGCGCCACGCCGGTAGTCGCCGGCAGATTGAACTGGTCCTGGACGACGGTCAGCGTGATCTTGCCGTCGCCGAGGAAGTTGTCCTCGATCCGGCCGACCCTGACGACGGTTTCGGGGATGCCGCGCCGGGTCGAACGGATGCGGAACGGCTGACCAGGGTTCAGGCTACGGGCGCGGCGGTCGAATACGCCTTTATAGCGCTTCAGGCCGGTCGTCTTCAGACGCATTTCCCGCTCGCCGACTCGCCCGGCCAGCTCCCCGGTAGGAACGCCCAGGAACTCGATTTCCTCAGACGACCGCCGTCCCTGCGACGCAGCGACCGCGTTGTTGTTGACGATGATTTGGCGCTGCGCCCCGTCGATCTGATCGATGTACTTGACGATAAGCTGACTCGGCGCCAATGAGGTCGAGCCGGTCTTCTCCTGGGTGATCTCCAGGAGGCCGCTGTCCTCGTCGAACAAAGGCAAGTCCGCGACGTTGTAGTCGTCCCGCAGGAGGCGGATGCTGATTTGTCCGGTCTGTCGGTTCGGGTAAACCTCGGCACCGATATGCGATTTCACCGTCTCGCAGAAGTTGGCGAACGTGTCGGACCTGGTCCATTCAAAGCACAGCCCGAAACCCTCGGCATGCAGCTTGTCGGCAGCGGCTCGCCAGCTCGCCTCGTCCATTCGCGTGCGGGCCAGTCCCCGGAAGTCCCGGCCGGTGTAGACGAGATAAAGGATGTGCGCCGGGTTCATCGCCTTGATCTGACCGTCCGCTAGCCAGATGAACTGCTTTTCGGGATACCAGGGGTTGCCATCCCACAAACGGTTGCCGCCTCGACGCAAAATCTCCCACTTCTTCGGGTACCAGTTAACCGAGGTAACCAGGCCGGAATAGAAGCACGTGGTAACGCCCCGGAAAGCCGGCACCAGGCCGCCGAGCATCGCCGCCAGGCGCGGCAGGACGCCCTGGTCCTCTTCACCGAACAGGACATCCAGCGTCCCATCGAGCCCACCTTCGCCCTTGTCACCACCGAACAGCTCAGGCGCATTGATGCGGACCTGTCCGTTGCTGGTGATCGACCCTTTCCACGCGGTTTTGCCACTCGCCCGGATTGCACAAACTTCATCGACTTTCTTGCCCAGGGCGAAATGGATGTCGAAGTAGTAGCGGAACCCGACCGTCTGTGCCTTCGGTTTAGCGCCCATTCGCGATCTCCTGGCGTGCATGTTCAACCAATTTGAGCGCGAGCGCGTCGCCGGTCGCGACCAGCACGTCGGCCTCGATGCCGTCCCGTAGGAACGCCATCCAGTCGAGGTCATGGCGCTTGAAGAACTCCCTCGCCTGGCGATGGCAGTAGCCCTGCCGAGTGGTCCAGGTCGGCACGGTATGCAGGTGCTGAGCCGTAACGATCATTTCTTGCTCCCTTTTGCCTTGATCGCCTTTGTTCTGTAGTTGCCCACGGTCAGCACCATCCAGCTCTTCGACCAGCACTGACCGAAGACGGCGACCTGTTCGTCGCCCTCGTCGCAGCGCGGGAAATCGATGTCCTCAAAGGCGGTCGGCTTGGGCTTCTGCGGCTTCGGCGCCAAGACCTTGGATAGGATGAACGACGCCGCCAGAATGACGAGATTGATTGTGATCGGGTCCATAGCCTACCTCACCAGACCTGATCGCCATCGAACGGCGACTTGCCTTGCATCGCGTTAAACCCCCTAAAGTTGGGGAGGTTGCTGAATTTGTCGTCGCAGGTCTGCGCGAGCCCGTCGCAACCCGGATAAACCCGCAGCTGGCCCCCGGCCGGAATGCCCTCGGTGCCGCCCATGATGTGCAGATCGGCCCCGGCGTGCCGCTCGATGTAGCGGCTGTCGTAGTTGTCGCCGTCCACCTGCCACTCCACATAGCCCCCGGTAAACCACCCATCCGCATAACCGGCGACCACGCCGCTGGAGATCACCCAGCCGCTGATGCTCTGCGGCGTCAGCGTGACGCGGTACGGAACGAGGTTGACCTTGCAGCGATGGTCGCCAACGACTGCCGTGCAGGTGCGACAGTAGGTGTCGATCAGCCCCGGCTGATCCATCAGCTCGTCCTCCGACACGCAGCTGATTCGGCTACTGTCCACGGTCGGCCAGTCCACATCGCCAATCTGGCCTACCCATGAAACCGCTGCCTCGGCGTCGCCGTAGTGCATGTCGTAGACGACCAGGTCGATGGCACCACTCGGCGATCCGGTCTTGTACAGCAGCGCGACATCGAGGTCGGCCGGCGCGGTGATGACGAACTGGTCGGACTGCGGGTCGCCAGAACAGATGATCCCGTTGTCTGTGATGCCACCCGGCACGGTGCGGAAAATCTGGTTCTGGTAGGTGATGTCCCGGTCGCTGCTGTTGTAGCTCCAGCGGATCGCGCCACGGCTGAACTGGTACAGCCGCACCGGCTGCCCATCCGCGAGCGAGCTTTCGCGGCTGTTAAAACTCATCGTCACGAACCCCTTTGAATGTCAGCGCGGCGGTTGCGACGCCCTCGCTATCGGTGACGTGCTCGATCTCGACCACGTCGCTGGCGGCGCTACAGAGCGCCATGAAACAGATGCGCGCTACATCGGTCGGCTCGACCAGGCGGCCCAGGGCGGCATCGATAGCCACGCGCTCGGTGTCGGCGTCCAACTCGGTGCTTGTGATGATGCGGCGGTGATAGACCGTGCCGTCGTACAGCTCGATGCGGATATCGCGACGGCCGGGCCGGCCGTTGGCGAAACGGGCATAGCCGATATTGCGCACGTCCAGCGCGGTGGACAGCTGCGAGACGGTGGCGACCAAGGTCAGGTCGTCGGCGTGGGTCGGCACCCACAGCGGCTTCTGCTGGCCGCGCAGCGCATAGACCAGGCTACGGAACGCCGACCGCTCGGCTCGGCCCATGCCGATCCAGCGATGGCCGATGACCGGCAGCGCCATCCCGGCGACGTCGGTCACGCGGGGAATCGCGCTGCCGTTGTCCAGGGTGGACAGCAGGCGCTGATAGCTGGAAGTGAGGTCTTCGCTTTCGTCCGGGCGCTGCTCCAGGACTGGCCGACCCCGGTAGGTCGTCGCCGGCATGAGTTCCGGCCAGGCGCTGGGCTCCATCACCAGGAACGACACCCGTGCAGACTGCGCGGTATCGGTCAGCCGGGTCAGCGTGGGCTGCTCGGTCAGCTGCGCGGTGCGCACCGGGTACAGTCGCGAGCCAGTTCCCCAGGCGGCCTGGACGGGCCGAACCAGGTCCAGGCCACTGGCGGTCACCGTCTTGACCTCGACGACCTCATAAGTAAAAGCGTCCTCGCCGCGCAGCATCGCCAGGCCGCCGTCGCGGAAGTCGAGGCCGGCCGTGCCGCACGGAATGTTCAGCGAGCCGGCCGCCAGCGGTTCCTGGAGCAGTTGGATATCAGGCCAAATCGGCAGCGCCCAAATGCGTGCGCCCCAGCCGAACAGCGTCATGTCCAGCAGCTGCCGCTCGCGGTCCACCGCGTAAATGTTCGCTTCGAACTCCCGGCGCGGCGCCAGGCGCATGGCTCGGCGCTGGGTCACGGCTGATTCGCTTTGCAGGATATTTGTCGAGGCGCTCAGGCGCTCGACGATGCTGTCTCCCCAGTCCGGCGCGAACGTCCAAGCGATGATGCGATTGCCGGTGATGACCAGGACCAGGTCCGGCTCGCCCTGGAGCTTCCATACGATCCGCGCATTGACGACGGGCGGGCCGTCCGTGCCAATGCTGACCGTCCAAGTGCGTTCTTCCAGGGCGGCAAAACCCAGCGGCGGCGACGCCTGGCCGGATAGCGTGATGCCGTCTGCATCTTCCCGCTCGATGGCGGTCAGCGTGCGCGGACTGAAATATGCGTTCCAGACTGATGCCGGTCGTACCTGGGTGCTGACGACGTTGCCCAGCTCCATTGTGGTCGGAATCAGCCACAAGCGGTTGTAGTAGTTCTCTTCCAGGGCGCTTTGGTGGACAGCCTGGTACGACGAATGGATCACCTCGACCGGCTGATGCGCCGCGTAGACGCCGGCCCAGGTCGAGGCCGCGACCGCTGCCAGGCTGATGTCCTGGTTCAGCTCCAGGGCGTCGATATTCGGCGTGATGCCGGCAACGATCCCCTCCACCGGCTTCGGCACTTGGAACCCCGGAAAGGTCGCCATCACTCAACCACCCGAAAGCAGTAGCCGACCCAGGCGCTGGTGCTGCCGAAGTCAGTAGCGGTTCCGCGTTGGAGCAACGGATAGACGCGCCAAGTGTCGCTACCGACCACCAGCGGATCACCAGGCGCGAGGAAGGCCATGTTGCATATGCCAAAGTCCGGCACCTCGCCCACGTATCGCGAGCGCTGCTGAGCGCCGAACGCATAGATGGCGCAGGGCACAGGGGTGGTCGAGCTGTTCAGCTCGTTTGCGCTGGCGTCGATCAGCCCCACATCGGGATGGTACTGACTGCTGTAGTTTCCGCGACCGGGGCCGACGACGCGCCGGGAGACGTTCGTTGTGTAGTCGAACGGCAACCACTCCGGCGATGGGCCACCGTCGAGGCTGTCTAGCCGCAGCATGCTGCCGCCGCCGCTGTATCGAATGTGGTAACCATCGAATGGATGCGATGACCAGTTGTTTGTGAGCGCCTGGCCAGAGCTGTAGAGGAACGAGCCGCAAACATACTGGCCGCCCGTATAGCCGACGCCACGCTTGTTGAGGGAGCCGATCATCACTGGACGAAACTGACCGGCAGCGATTTCGACGTGCAGGTGCAGATAGGCAGCGGTGGCGAACAGGTGATAGCGCGTGAATGGCCCGGCGCTGAGCTGCGCTATGGTTGCTTCTTTCGACGAATACGGGTTGTTCTGCACCGAGTTGCCGGGCTGCGCATTCCACGCAAGCCCGTCGTCGAACCCCGTATTGCCCGCGAGCTGCCATTGATTGGAACCGGCGTTGAACGACCAGTAGCCGTCGGCGTTGTGACAAAGCCATTCCGATGCCGAGGCGCGGTCGGTGACCCAGCCGAGCGACTCGGCGTGGACGCGCAGCTTGGCGAGCAAGTCGGCCGGGTTGTTCGCTGTTCCTGTGAAGTAAGCCATTTCAGTCCTTCCTGATCGCGTAGAGCCAAGGGTTACCGCTACGCCAAGCGGTTTGGAAAACGACGTGGTCCACACCGTCCTCGACAATCACGTCTTCGGCGCCGGAGTTGAGCGTCGGCACGTAGAAGGCGCCGTCGAAATCGCCCAGATAGCGGCGCCCCTCGGTTTCGCGGGTGACGAACTGCAAAGCTTTCAGCGGGAACTTGCTGAAAGAGTCGCGGAGCTGGTTGATCACAGTGTCGCTACCACCCGCATAGCGACCGCAGCCAAGCGGCAGGAGGGTCCGATTGCTGTAGTCGGACTCGTTGGCTGACCCACCTGCGACAGTGAAACCGAGCCAGCGCCCGGCGGGATCGCGGAGATAGCAGCTACGCTCGTAGGGGCTGCTGATGCCTCTGTGCCGGTCGCTGACGTCTGACCAGCGAGTTGCAACGTCACCACGGTAGGAGCCCACGACGGCAAGCGGGTACGGGAACTGCGACGGCGGACAGGGTGGCAGGATGAAGCCGGCGCCGGCCGACTCGTAGATCGTCGAGACTTTTACGACCAGCCAGAACCTGCGGCCGTTGGCGAAGAACCAGTACGGCATGGGCTGGTTCCAGGCCAGCAGCTGCACTCGCGGGCTGTAGTTGACGAACGCCGTCCAGAAGTCGCCACCCGGCGGCAGCGCGCCAGGATTGAACGCGGTACCGCCCATCAGCCGGACGTTGTAGTAGTCGAGCGCGGTGTCGCCGTAGGACTGGATGCCCATGAAGATGCTGTCTTCGCCGCCCAGGCCGGGGGCGCGCAGTGTCACCTGGCGCACGGCGATGGCCGTGCCGGACGCGGGGATGGTGTTGTCGAAAACCTTCTCGTAAGCCTGTCCAGCCGCGACCAGGTCGGGGCTGGCAGTGAGGAACTGGACGAGGCGCTCGACTAGGTTCTGGTGGTTCGTGGCGGTTCCGAATTCGGTGGCCATGGGACTCCTAGATAATCTGCTTGACGGCCTGGCGGTTCTTGTTCAGCCAGACCAAGAAGTGTTCGCCGCCTTTGCCGGCCCACATGTCGGCCGCCATTTGATCCGTGTCTTGAACGGCGTGCAGGTAGATCGAGTTGGCGACCGAGGTACTGAAGTTCTTGGAGGGCTCCTGCAGGCGCGAAGCAGAAAGGCCCGGAGCGGGCATGGCCGGAGCAGGAGTCCCCATCAGGCCGCCCGTAGCGTGGCGGACTGGGTTCGCCCAGGCGCCCAGGGCAGCCATGCCATACCGGTTGAACTGCTCCAGAAACGCGAGTGCGCCGGGCTGCCGTACCACGGCGGCACGGGTCATGAACTCGTCGTTGGAGGCCAGGATCGGGATGCTGTCGCTGGTGCCGGTGCCTGGTCCTTGGATACGCCCGCCATCGGCGAAGCCACCTCCGAAATACGCACTGGCGGCACTCATGCCCAGTTGCAACCAGCCACCACCACCGCCAGTGCCGCCAGCAGCACCGCCACCGAATAGGCTGCTGAACAGGTTGCCGAACAAACTGGCACCCTGACCAAACACTCCAGCCAGCGCGCTCGCCAGAGTGCCACCGCCCGACGTGGTTGCTTCGCTGATCGCGCTGCCCATTGCGGCTGCGCCTTCGGTCGACGCGGCAGCAATAGCAGCCGCTGGACCGGCTTGTCCGGCTGCAGAGGCTGCGCCGCCCAGCACCTGGCCACCGTTCGCTGCCGCTAGCGATGCGGCTGCAGCCTGAATCGCCGCGGCGCCGGTCACGAGAGTGCCTCCCGCGGTTGCCAGGGCGCCGGCCGATGCCGAGACCGCCGAGGCACCTACGGCCAGGTCTTTGCTGCCAGCGTCTTTGGTCTCGCCGAGTCCGAAGCTACTGAGCAACGATGCTCCGAGCTGCCTGGTCGCCATACGAGCGGAGTCGGCCGCGAGCGTACGGAGAAAGTCATCCAGGCTGGCCTTACCCGTTGTTACGGCGGAAACGACGCTGTTCTCCAGGCCAGACATCGCGTTGCTGAACAGGTCGTAGGTCTGGCCCGCGACGTTCCTGGCCGAGTCGAGATAGTCGGCGAACGCCGAGCGGGCACCGTTGGTCCAGTCTGCCTGCGCGATCTGCAAGGCCGCGTAGTTGCGTTGGAGCTGCTCGGTCATCGCCGCGTGGTTCGCCTGCAGCTTCTGCAGCTTGTCGTTGTACTCGTCGAGGCTCATGCCACGCGAGCCGTCGCCGTACTGGCTCGCCAGGTCCAGGCGCTGCTGTGCGAATCGGTCGTCAAGGCTGCCACGCTGATCGAACAAGCGGCGCTGTTGCGCGCCCATGCCCACGGCAGCGGCGGCACGTTGACCCTGGAGGGCCAGCGCATCCTGTTGTTGCTGGAGCGCATCGCTGTAGGCCTTGACTGCCTGGGCCTGTTTCTTCAGGCGCCCCTGTTCGTTGAGCTGGAGGACTTCCAGGTCGGCGTCTGCCTTCTTCTGCGCCTTGACCATGTTGTTCCTGGCCTCGGCGATCTTCTGGTCCAGGCTGATGCGCTGGGCCGCCGTGGTGGAACTTTTGTCGCGCAGCGCCTCCAGCGCCTGGATTTCCCCCTCATAGGCTGCGGTGACCTGGTCCTTGTTCTGGCTGATCAGTTCGCCGCGCTGCGCGACATAGTCCGCATAGCTCAGCAGGCCGGCGCGCTGCTGCGCCTGGAGCTTCTGCTCGGCGTTCCTGTAGTCGGCCTGCAACTGGTCCAGCTGGTTCTTCGCTTCGGTGACGGTGGACTGATCGAGTGGAGTACTCGGCCCCTTCGGAGTCTTCGGGTCTTTGTACTTCTGATCAATGGCCTTGCGAGCAGCGGCGATGTTTTCCGGCCGCAGGCGCTCGTCGTTCGGGTTCGTGGCTTGAATCGCGGCGATGCTGCGATCCAATTCCCGGTTCAACTTGTCCCGTTTCTCTTTATTGGTGCGAACAGTCTCCAGCAGCCGGTCCATACTCTGCTGACCGCGCGTGGCTTCACTATCCAAATAAGCCTTGAGCCGCGCCGCCTGGGCTTTCTCGCCTTCATCTTGAATTTCCTGAAGGGCATCGGTGAATTGCTTCCCGCGTTCCTCGTCCGACATTGAGTTGCGCTGGAAAGCCTTGCGCACCTCGTTGAGCCAGCCGAGCGGCCCGAAAACTGCGGCACTGGCAGCTGCCTGGCCTGGCTTGAACGCCGGACCGCTCAGTTGCTCCAGACGCTCTTCAGGCGTTTCCGTGCGGCCCACGCCGAGCATCTCGTCCCATGCACCTTTTGCGATGTCGCCAACAGTCCTCCACGCGCGCTCCATCGTGCCCAGGTTCTCGACGATCTGATTCGCCCGCTCGTCCATAGCCTGGCTATAGGCGTCCATGGCGAACTGGGCAGCACCCAGCGTGTCCCCCTGCCTCTCCAGGGCAGTGATCTGCTCGTACACCGAGGCCGTCAGGTAGTGATAGCGGTCATTGAGCTGCTGCGACGCCTTGACCGGATCATCGGCCAGCTTGGAGAACTCGGCCACGGTTTCAGAAACGGCCTTACCAGTCGCCTCCTGCATAGCAATCGCAGTGGTTCCGACCTGTTCGATCTGCTCGACCGTGAACTTACCTGTGGAAGTGATCTCCGACAGCGCGGCCACAGCTTCGTACCGTGTACCGTTCACTTTGGCAAGCGATGCGGCCATCGCTGCCAGCTGCCCAGCGCTGGTGCCGGCATAGTTGCCGGTCAGGATGATTGATTCGTTGAGTTCGCTGGCTTCGTCGCTGCCTTTCTTGTAGGCATAGGCCAATGCGACAGCCGCCGCTGCGGCCGCCGCTGCAACGATGGCAAATGCGCCGCCAGCACTCCCCAGCCCTGAAAGCGCTCCCTTGGCGTTTTCCGCCGCTTCAGCCGTGGTGTTTGCCGTATCGGCCATGTCGGTGAAGCCGTCGCTGACATTGTCGGCCCCATCGGCAACCGCCGATTGCTCCTTTGCAACGGCCGCAAGGCCTTCGCCCACGGCAAGAATGCCGCCAGCATTTACGGAACTGGTCAGGCCGAAGAACGACTTGATCTTTTCACCGAGCGCCCTGAAGGTTTCCCCGACGCCACCGAAACTATCGGTGATCTGGCCGCCCTGCTGGATAGCGACCATCCAGACCGGCATGCCGCTGGCCAGACTGGTAACAACGTCAGTGATCTGTGCCGGCAACTGCCGCATCGCCTGCTTGTACTGCCCCGCGGACAGTCCGGCGACTTTCATCGCATCAGACGTTCCGAGCAGCCGTTCACGTTGTTCCTGGAGCCGCGCGCTGTAGGTCGCAAAGCCCTCGGGATCAATCAGTTGGGAGTTCCTGGCCTGCCCCAGGCGTTTTTCCAGGTTGTCGAGCTTCTCCAGCTCACGCGTAACCGGATCGATCGCTCCCAGCAACTTGGCCAGCTCCGACTGCTGCTTGTCGAACTCGGCCGAGGCCTTGGCGGCGGCTTCGGCGGCTCGCTGCTCGGTCGCGATCTGCTGCTGCCTGGCACGCTCGGCGTTGTGGTAGGCGTTCATCGACGCCGATTGGGCGCGTGCGCTCTCCTGCCAACCGGCAGTTGCGGCGCGGGTTGAGGTGTTGAGCTTGTCGGAACTGTTGGCCAGGGCGTCGAACGCGGCCTGCTGCTGAAGGCTGGCCGCCACCATGGCCTTGAGCCGTGCCGCCTGTTGATCGGCACTCTCGCCGATCGCACTCAGCTGACTGCTGGTGGCGGTGGCACTGGTACCGATCTGCTCGACCTGGCTGTTGATGTTATCCAGGGCCTGGGCGCCCTGATTCCCGTCAGCGCGGATGCGTAGTGCCAGATCAAGTTCTTTGCCCGTTGCCATGTCGAGTCACGTCAGAAAGGAGTGGCTCGCATGGTTACGCGCGCGCGCGAACGGGTCTTTGTGGCAAGCAAAAAAAACGCCCCGAACTAAGTCCGAAGCGTCTTGAGGTGTTCTTTAGCGTCGTTGCCGCCGGCAAACGCCAGGTTGGTGTCGATGAACTGGTTAGCCCGGTGGTGGGACAGTCGCCGCTGCTCGGCATCGTAGAGCAGCAGGATCTGCCGCTCGGTCATTCGACCGATGGTGCCTGGGGTTCCGTATCCTCCGGCGATGAGGCAAGCATAGATGTCTGCCCAACGGCCTTCCTGGCCTCTTCGGCTGCCCGTTCGGTTTGAATTCGGTCCACCACCGCCCCGATAAAGAAAGGGCCGTTCACCAGCCACCAGACGTACAGCAGGAAGTTTCCATCCCGGTGCGGCAAACCTTTCACCCATTCTTCGTCGACGTCGGCCGCCACTGCCATCAGGTGCGGGATGAGATCCGAGTGCTGGCCGAGCACCACCAGGATCTGCTCTAGGTCGGGAAGCACAGCCCCTTGACTGATGGCATACAGGTCATCGAGCAACGGCTGGATCATGGGGCGTAGCCGCAGCCCTTCGACGAATCCGTACTCGCGCACGGTCAGCTTGCGGCCGGCGACCTCGATCTCGCGTTCGGGGTGCAGTATCTGCAGATCATCCGCTCCTTGCGCAGCAGCGGGGCCGGGCTTGGCCTTACGTTCTACCTTGCGCCCCATGTCAGGCGCCCTTCTGCACGATGCGACCGAAGCCGCCCAGGTTGGCGTCGGCGGCGTTCAGGGTGTCGTATAGCACGCTACCCGTGAGCTGGAAGTTTCCGTACTCGTCGTTGATGAGTGCCAGGTCACCGACCGGGTCGAACTTGCAGCGGTACAGGGTCACGATCACCGGTTCCTGATTCTCGGTGTTGATGCCGTCCAGCAGGATGTAGCGCTCCGGCGGTGGTGAGGTGAACATGGTGTAACCGGTGGCGACCTCGGAGGCATACGCGGCCTTGAACGGCTGGGTCTTGCCGGTGACATTCAGCAGCTCGATCAAGCCAGCCGTTGGAGATTCGATACGGTAGTCCGTACCCAAGACCAGCTCCGCAGGCGTGGTGGCACTGTCGGTGAGGACCACCGAGGAGACGAACTGACGGTCCAGCTTCACGAAGTCGCCGGCCTTCAGATCGCCCTCAAGGACTTCACCGGTCACCGTGTCGGCGGGCAGCTCGATCTGCGAGGCCCAGATCGCCGCAGCGATGTTCTTCGGCAGCCACTCGTCGTAGGTGATGTTGACGGTGGCGGTCTTTCCGCGCTGCAGGCGACCGTACTGCAGACGGTTGCCCGAGAACGACTCCGTTGTATTGGTGCTTTCGGTGGCCATCTGCAGGGTCAAGACCGGTACGTTTCCGGCCCACACAGGGCGGCTCAGCTTGCCGTTGGGCAGGCGCTCGCCGGCCCAGACCCGACCCTGGAAGGAAAACAGCGACATGATTTACTCCTTGGCGGCGGGAGCCGCATCTTGAGTTTCGACCGTGATCTTCTGGTGCTGGACCAGGAAGGCCTTGTCGAGGGTGTTGACGTAGATTTCGGCGCCGGCCGGGTATTTCGTGCCGGCGTGCGTGTGATGAGCGGTGAGTGTCACCTTCTCCTCCTTCGGCACTGAGACGGCGGGGATGTCCTGTTTCTTGGCGGGGGTGCTCATGAGGTTCTCCCGATTGCGTGTTGGGTCTGATAGAGGTCGGTCCAGATCAAAACGGACGTGTCATAGTCCACGGGCTGCCCCTGGATGAGTTGACAGTCACGGGCGCCCGCCAGACCAGGCGGCACCCAGCCGATCAGGGCATCTCGCACCTGTCCTAGTACCGGGCGTAGATCGTCCATCGCGTTCTTGCCCTTGTTGTCCCGGTAGTTGCGGGTTGCAACCACAACACCGAATCGCACCTGGACCATCTGCCGGGTCGCTGCGCCGGGTGCTCCGGACGAGCGCGGCATCGGCGTTTCTTCGGCGAGGATCACGTAGGCGGTCGGTGTCCGGAAATCGCGGACTGCCTTGATGGCAGCAAAGTCCGCCGCACCGCCGACACTCGCCAAGACAGCTACCTGATCCTTCAGGCGCTCAATGATCAGGTTGTGATCGAATGGAGCGCTGGACATGTCAGAAGTCCTTCAACTGATCGAGGCTGAAAGTTCGGCCCGGAGTCACCACCTGGGGAGCCCCGCTGGTGGAGTTGGCCACCGGGTCGTCCTGCCCCAGGGAGAACTTGCCCTCGGCGGTGAGCTGCAGAAATTTCAGGGCGTCCCGGTAGTCACGAACGATCGGGTCTTTCTCCGCGCCTTCACCCAACCGGTCCTTATGCAACAGGTAGCGCGTGATCGCCCGGTGCCAGCCGACCACGATGCCAAAACGCTGTTGCAGCGGCAGGTAACCACGTTGCTGCAGGAATCCGTCGATGAAGGACCGGGCATCGCTCACCGCACTGTCGATGACCTCTACAGCGGCGTTGCCGACCTCGATCTCCTCCGGCGTCCACTGGTCCACCGGCAAGCCGCGCAGCAAGGCATCGAGCAGCTCGGTCTGGACCGCACGGTACTGCTGAGGCGTCGCGGCCTGGGACAACTCTTCCGCCCCAGGCCGTTCGGCCAGCTCCGGTAACGTGATGTACACAGCCACCTCAGCAGCCCTCGGGCTGAGCGATGGCGCGCACCAGGGCCATGACACCCGTCTGGATGTCGGTCTTGGCGATCGCAGCCCAGCGCAACGGCTCTGCAGCCAGGAAGCGACGAAGCTCGACACACTCCGGGCTCGACTCATGCTCAGGTGCCAGCTTCGACGCCTTTGCGGCGGCCTGCTTAACCTCCAGGTCCGTACTCAGCCGGCCGGCCAACGCGGCCTGCAATGCCAGCAGTTCCGCGCCTACGGCCTTGACACGGTTCATCAGGTCGATGTCGTCCTGAGTCAACTCGCGATAGCCGGCGATCTTGCGGTGCTGGTTGTCCATCACAGCACCTCTGGAACGATCGCGCCGATGGGCAGGAGCTGGTCCGCCTGATCGCTGTTCAGCAGAATGCTGTCGCCAAAGGTGTAGGACTCACCGTCGTGATCCAGGCGTTCGCGTTTGACGATGTAGCGGTTCTTTTCGCCGACACCCTCGGTGTTGGGTGCATCCTGGTCGTTGCTCGTTTTACGGGCCATGAGATAGAAACTCCGAGGGCGACCCGAACGGCCGCCCAGTTGAGGGTTAAGCCGCGACGGCGTTCTCGAAGAAGAAGCCGAGGTCCGGTGCGGTGACCAGTTCCTTGACCGATTCACCAACACGGACGCGCTGACCACCGCGCAGGCCGATGTTCGGGTCGGCGATCGAACCGGACACGCGATCGCCCCACTGGCCGGTCAAGCCGAAGGTGGTGCCGTTGCGGGTATCGGCCAGGCGGTCGCGATAGATGAAGGACGCATGCGGCCCCCAGGCCCGAATCAGGCTCGGGTTCTGTCCCGGCCGGGCGATGTTCAGCCGTGCTTCGCCGACGTAGATCGCCTCCAGCTCAAGCAGCTCCTGCAGGAAGGCCATCGGCACCATGCCCTCGTCGCCGAGCGTGCCGTTGTATGCCTTCACGATCTTCGGGTGACGGCGCAGGATGGTGGCGGTGCGGCGGCCCAGGACGCCGATGTTCGGGCGCAGGATGACGCTGTCCAGGGCGTCGGTGATCTCCGGCAGCGGGTTGCTGGCCGGGTCGCTCCATTGATCGGTGCCAGACAGTGTCCTTTTGTTGCCCGCGGCATAGCTGTTGGGGTTGAAAACCAGCTTGGAAGTCCGAGCTTCGCGATCGAGCAGGATCAGGTTGGTGGTCTGCTCGGTGGCGTGGCCCAGGGGGTTGTAGTTCGTCGGCGCGTTGTCGATATCCGCCTGCGGCACCGGGGCGTCCAGGCCGTGGTCCTCGGTGCTGCTGGTTTCGTCGGTGGCGCTAAACTCCACTTCGTTCGGCTTGGACTTACGGCCGACCAGGGTTTCCGGCACGGTGAAGCCCTGGGCGAGGTCGTACTTCCAGTACTTGAACTCTTGCTTGCCGACCGGTACGCGCGGCAGAACCTCGTCTGCGATCATCCGGCCGTTGCGGTAGGCGATGGCGATCGCCGTCAGTTCGGGATCGATGGGAAATGGTGCATTGCTCATGGAGCGCTCCTTCAGGCTACCGGCAGAACGGCCGGGGCGATGTAGACGGACCCGATATCACCCGCGACGCCGCTGAGTTCAGCGAAGCCGATGATGTAAGTGGTGGCGGCCGGCGGCAGCGTCGCGGCAACCGCTCGCCCCTGGGCGTCGGCCGTCAGCGCATCACCGCGAGTGACGTTGCCGCCGTACTCGACCGGCGCCAGGCCGGAACGGATGACGTCGAAGACCGCACCGTCGGCGGCGGGAATTTCGGTGCTGATGCCGATCAGCAGCGCAGTGCTACCGGCAGCCTGGGCGGCCAGGCCGTCCGAGCTGCCATGAATCACGATGCGGCGGGCGGCGATGGCGCCGCTGGCACGTTTGGCGGCGATGAGTCCGGGAATGTTCATGGCCTACTTGGCTCCCTTGGTGATGTGGGTAACGGCCTCGGTCGTGCTGATATGGCGTCCAGCCTGCCGCTGTTCTTCCTGATAGCTCTGGGCTCGCGCTGCAATGGCGTGAGCACTGCCGAAGCTCAGGTCGCCGCCGTCGCCGGATTTCTCGGAAAAGTCCACCTGCTTGGGCAGTTCGGCCAGCAAGCTGCGCAGCACCTCGGCCGCCGGCTTGGTGACCTGGCCGTCGCCCTCGGCGAACTCCAGGGGGGTGTCGGCAGGCAGACTCACCAGCAACTCGATCACCGGAGCCTTCTGGCGCGGCAGCAGTCGGCCGGCATTGACCAGGCCTTCGGCGAACTCGGTGACCTCGTTGCGATGTTCCTGGGCTTTTTGCTGGGCCACCTGTGCTTCGCGGGTGGCCAGTTGTTGCTCGCGCTCGTCGAGCTGGCGTTGGCGCTCATCGAGCGCGGCTTCGTCAGACATGGTCGTGTCCTGTTGTGAGGGATGAGAGGTCCGGTCAGCCTCTGCCGCTGACTCGGAAGCACCGTCGGATGGGGTGACGGTGCCCTGCGGCTCCTCCGCAGCGGCGGCAGAGGCTGCTGCGGCGTCGACGCCTTCTATTGCGGGTTCGGAGAACGACGCCTGGATACTGGCGCCGTGGGTGACTGCACGCCGCGCGTCCTCCTCGATCGAGGACAACTGCCATTGCGGGATGAGCTGGTCGGCCCGTTCGGCGCCTTCGCGCTCGACGAAGAAGTCACGCAGGCGGCGCAGGATCTCGGTCAGAGCCGTCACCGCGTAGGGCGCTTCCGCGAATTCGATGACTAGGTCGCCGTCGTCCTCGGCGAAGTTCAAGGCATCGGGAATGCCCTTGATGGCCGGCGGCACGGCACCGAGGAAGCCGATATGGCGCAAGTAGTGCTTGCCCGGAACCGGGTTGCCTGGTGAGTCCGGCAGGTACACCGAAGCGCTGCGCTTCTTGTACATCTTGCGGTTCGCGGCTTCTGCGAACTCGGGGACCACCTGGTGCGGCTCGGCATAGAGCATGCCCTCGCGCACCTCCAGGCCCTTGGCCCAGCCGTAGGCCGGTGCATTGAGCTTGGGGTGACCGATGACGAGAGGGGCCTCGCTGAGCGCCGGATCGTAGGTCGCGGCGATCTCCTGCAGGATGGCCTCGGTGAATTCCACCGGGCGGCCGTCGAGGGCGACGTGCCGGCCGGCGGGGAGGATAGGCAGAGTGGCGGTTGGCTTTTTCATGCCGCCCAGAGTGAGGCGGCAGAACCGGACGATCTTTGTCGCAACCGAAAATTGGGACAAAGGCCGCGTTGGGGAGGCTTTTCTACGAAACCACGCCAACGGGCACCGTGGCAACCCCAGTAGGGCGATTTATAAAGCGTCAGCAAGGCCCGTAGAGGGGCGTAGGCCGACGAAGATAGACCTACGCCCTCGTTTGGGCCGCCAGGGGCCTAGAAACGCTAATTCTGCAAGGTTGAGTTTATGAGGCTCATGACTCGCTGCAGCAGTTTGGCATCGTCAGTGTCCGACGTGCCCAGCCAGGGCCTGGCCGGCATGGTGATCGTGTAGGGGCCGATGCGCACGTCCTGGGCGAAGTTGCTACGGCGTTTCGGGACGAACTGTCGACCGACCTCGCCAGTACGTTCATTCATCCTGAAGTAAACCGTGCTCTGCCTCTCCTGACGTTGGATCGTGCCGCCGAACTGATGGATAGCGCCATAAGGAAGGTTTGTACCGAACAGCAAGGTATCGCCTTCAACCTGCCCCGCCAGTTTGCGCAAGTCGCCGCTGGCGGTGAGGATCTTGTCCCTGTTTCTTCTCTTGCGAGCCTGGTAGCGAGGCGACAGTGCCGCCCAGGGCGTGCCATCCGGAGCCCTCTGAGCCACGAAGCGCGCCTGGTGGATATCCAGTAGTGGCTCGATCAGATCTTCGAGGATCTTGGTGGGACTGCGCAGAGTCGCAGCCGCCGCGCTCAGTGCCTGTGTCACCTGCTGGCTGTCGAACTCCAGCTCGATACGTGCGCCGCTCATAGTCCACCCTCCACCAAAACCAAACGTCCATTGGCCAACTGCTGCCCGAGCTGCTCGACGCCGACCACGCTGCCGGACTGGACGGCATTGCTGCGCGAGCTGCCCTGCAGGAGATAGTTGACGATCATTGAGAGCCAGCCTCCGCGTCGGCCAGAGTCGAACACGTAGACCAGAGCGTTGGATGATGCATCCAGGAGAACCGCCTGCGGCTGAGCGAGCGCCTGCGGAAGTTGCCGCAGGTCGGCCAGCGTCAGTCCAGCGAGCGCGTCGTCTACCTCTGGCTCGGTCGTCGCGGCCTTGACCAGTGGCACCAATTGCTCGTCGCGCATGCTGATCAACGCGGTCTGTGGCGTGACGCCCGCCCGTTGCATGCCAGCGACCGTCTCGGGGCTCAGCGTGCCCACGTTGCGAGCGCTGCCACGCACCACTGGCTCGGCCACGACCTCATCCAGCCAGCTTGTCCAGGAGCGCTGCAGCGCCTCCTCGACACGCTGCTCGTCCAGCAGTTGCCTGTTCATGCGTGCCGCCGGTTCGGCCGGCAGCGGCGCGGTCTTCTCCAGGGTCAGCTGCACCTGGTTCTCGAAGGCGGCTCGACCGGGTGCGTAGTTCCAGCCCGGATCGATGCCTTCCGGCACCTGGACCACCTCGCCGTGGAAAACGATGTTGCGCAGGCGGCCAGGCGGTGGTTCGTCCGGTCCCGACTTCCCCATCGCCTGCAGCTCATCCAGGCTGTAGGCCGTGACGTAGCACTCGCAGCCGAACCCCGACGGCGGATAGTGCGTCTTCCACCACGGGTTGTCGGCATGGATGTGCAGGCCATCCCATGCCAAGTGCAGCTCGCGCGGGTGCTCGACAGCGTCACTGTGGTGATAGCCCCAGTACGGCCGCGTTGCCTTCACTGCCTGCAGCTGGGCGTAGCGGCCGGCTGCGTAGCTGGTACGCAGGTTGGTGCGGTAGATCACCTGGGCACGCCAGGCGCGACCGCCGGCCGGCTCCCAGCCGTAGTTGTCCAGGACGGCGTAGTAGTCCTTCTGGAACTCCTCCAGGGTTAAGCCATCGCGGATCGCCTGACGCACCACTGCGTAGAGATCTGCGACCAGGTCCGCACGATGGGCGCCTGCGCTCACAAACGACTGGTCATGGGCGGCACCGCGCACCGTGGCGTAGTTGACCGAGGGGTTCTTCGCCTCAAAGAAAGCGATCTGCTCGCGAAACGAGAGGCTGCCATACGTCGCCGCGGTAGCCATCAGGCACTACCTCGCGCGGCCAGATCGTCCTGGACGTCAGTACGTCCAGCCAGGTTCGCTGCCTGCAGGCCGACCGCCATGGCGGCCGCGTATTGATCCAGGCTCAGCTCGGGAGCAAGTTGCAGCAGTTGCTCCTGCAGCTCGTCGAGGCTGGTGGCATTGTCGACCAGAGCGCGGAGTTGCTCGCTCCAGTCCTTTACCGCCGGCTGCATGGCCTTGGCCAACTGGTCCGTCATCGCCGCGGCCGGATCGCTTCCCCCGGCACGTTCGGCAAACTCGGCGGCAGGTGAGGGGCCAGTTGGCTGACCTTGCTCCTGTTTCTGATCCTGCTCCTGGACCTCAATTCCATAGGTCTCCTGGACGTAACCCAAGGTGGGCTTGAAGCCGGAGAACCGCACTACCTTCTCGTCTCGGCTGGCCTTGGCGTCCATGTCCTCGGGTTCTTCGACGACCCGGTAAACGCATGGCGGCTCAGCGCCGGGGAAGTTCCACTCGGTCAGCCAACGCGCGGGGCCCTGGTTGAAGCTCTCACAGATGAGGTCGGCGTCAGCCTTCACCAGGTCGAGGCGCACGTCGGCCTGCAGATCGTCGTTACCCAGGCGGCCGGGAGTGCCCTGGCTCGACGCCACCTGGCCCAGCGTTACCTTGGCGATGGTCTCATCCATGGTGTCGTGCAGGATCTTGTAGTCGGCCGTGCCAGAGCGCGAGGCCTCCAGCAGTTCCACCAACATGTCCTCCGGCATGATGACACCGGTATCGGTCTGAATCGCCTGGGTGGCGGCCAGCAGCTTGGCCTTCTCCTCTGGCGTGGCGTTCTTCCCGAATTTGCCGACGGCCGTGGGCATACCGAACTTGTCCAGGAACGTGAGCCAGAACTTCAGTCCGTTGCGCTTGAAATACACCGGCCAGTACAGCCAATGGGCCAGTCCGAGGCCATAGGGCTCGTCGTCGTTGTCGGCGCCGGTCGAGAAGTGCCAGAAGTACGGCGAAGGGCACGGCTCACCCTCGAACATGTTGTTCGGCGTCAGCAAGCGCAGGCCACCCTGCAGGTCGTAACGGAAGCGGCGGCGGTTGCGCACCTTGACCGCCTGCAGGGTGATGTAGCGGTCGTCGCGGCCGTAGATGAGTTCGGACACGGCGTGGCCGTAGTACACCCCATAGAGCATGCCGTTGGTGATCCGGTCCCAGCCAACGTTCTGCAGCTGCTGCTTCAGGTGCTCAGCTGCGGCCTTGTCGATCCGGCGGTCGCCGCCGGCATCGACCTGCCATTCCTTGCTGACGACGGCCAGCTGCCGCTGGCCCCAGGTCGCCTTGACCTGGGCGTCGCGCAGCACTTCCTCGTAGATGCGCAGGTCGTTGCCGCCCCGGCGCTGCAGGATGTAGTCGCTCGGTTGCTGCAGGCCGGAGAGGAATGGACGGGTAATATCGCGGCCGTCGCCCGTGGTGGCGATCTCCTGGCCGAGCTTGGGCGGGTGCATCAGTAGCCTCCGAGGTCGGTGCGGCCGGCGACGGTGCCCCAGCCGCGGTTGGTGGTGTTACGGGTACCGGCAAGGTCTTGTTGTGCGGAGGCCCGGCGCCCAGCCGACTGGCACTCGATAGGCTGCTTGCGGCCAGCCATGTAGCTTGCTCGCACGGCCATGACCAGGCTCACGGCGCTGTCGCCATGACGCTTTGCCTTACCGCCCGCCGATTCCAGATCAGCCTTGCGGCCTTTATCGATCACTGGAATGCCGTTCTCGACCTTGATCGAGAGAAGATCGTCCAGCGTGCTTTGGTGCCTGGACAGCTCGATGTTGAAGGCCTCGAACTCCCCTTTGAGCTTGGGCATCCACTCGGCGTACCAGGCAAGGTTGAGGCTGACCTGCTCGACCACCGCTGGGCCATACCGCAGCGCCGCCTGTTCCGCGAGGTATCCGCCGTTGCCGGTGGCATCGAAGGCCATGCCCACGACACGCGGCAGGCGATCGCAGATGAAGAACATGATGTCGCGCTGCGCTTCGTAGGTCAGGTTGCGCAGCTCGACCCGGAACGCCTCCCGCTTGCGTAGGGTCGGCGAGATCTGCAGCGGGGTGAACACGGTCAGGTCGCCACGGCGCGCGAAGTCTTCGCCAAAGCTGTGGGTGTTCTCCGGGTCCAGCCTGGCCAGCTCTGGCAGAAGGTTTTCTTCGCACCAGGTGCGGATCTCGTCTTCCCGCATCTGTGGCGTCCAGCCTTCGAAACCTTCCGGCGCCTCGTACCGGTAGATACGGATCGAATGGTCCTGGACCATCGCCTGCTCGATGAGCACGCGAGAGAGGTAGGCGCCGCCGGACTTCTTCGGGATGCAGCCGTATTCCTCGTCGGCGGACTCGGTATTGGGGGCGTTCTTGTACAGCCCATCGCGCCACGCCTTCTCGGCCTCGGGCGACCACTCCTGACCGGTGACGAAGCAGATTCGCTTGTACAGCCCTTCGGCGATCGCATCATCCAGGGTGATGCGGTGAACGCTGTAATCCTTGCGGCCCTCGCGGGCATCCTGAATGTACTGGTTGAACGGGTTGTCGACACCGTTGTGGGTGCTGATCAGGCGGACCTTGTTACCCCACATCGTCAGAGCCAGGGCGGCCTTCAGCAGTTCCTCCAGGGACTCGTGGAACGCCGCCTCGTCGATCACCACATCGCCCTGCAGGCCGCGCAGGTTACTCGGCCGGCTGCTCAGGGCCTGGATCTTCCGCCCCGACTTCGGGAAGCGGATCATGTAGGTCAGGATCTCTTCCTTCTTCCCTTCGTCCCAGAAGGTCTGCTCGTAGACGTCAGCCTCGGCCAGCTCGTTGAAGGCGCGGGCGAACAACGCGCAGGCGGCGATGTACTCCAGCGCCATCTCCTGCTTGCTGCCGACGTAGAAGGTGTTGCAGCCACCTCGGCGCCGCGGCTTGGCGGCATTGATCACGTTGCGCCCGGCTTCGGCCCAGGTCAGGCCGGTGCGGCGAGACTTCTCCGCGATCATGATCGGACTCTCGTCCTCGAACCAGCGCTGCTGGTAGCCCAGGAAGACGGCGTCGTTGGATGGAATCGCCTCGGATATCTCCTGCGGCACATCGACGCCATGCAACGCCATCTCCTCGGCCAGGTCGATCTTGCGCGGCGCGCTGGTGGCCTTGAGCTTGGAGCCCAGGCTATCGGACGTTGCGTGCATGGCCATGTCAGGCTTTCCCCAGCAGGATGTCGCGGATACGTTGTTCGAGCTGCTCGCTCATGCCATCGCTGCCACGCATCTCTTCCAGGCGCTGCTCCTGTTCCTGGAGCTGTTTCTCGCGGCCCCGCTGCTCAGCCTCTGCCTGGAACTTCTTCAGCGTGACGCTGGAGCGCGTCAGCGTCGCGATGTTCTTGGCCGCAGACGCCAGCAGTCCGACACGATCGGCCGGGTCCATCTCTTCATCACCAGCCTCCTGCAGGGAGATGATCGACTCGAACAGCTCGGACTGGATCATCGCCGTCAGCGCTTCGCTGCGTGCGTCCAGGTCGTCGCCGGCCTGGGCACGGATCAGCTTGGCCGCCTCGGTGCTGGCACGAATTGCCGCCAGCCGTCGCTCCAGCTTCTGGCCGTAGCGATGCACGGCCGCACGGCTGGGCAGCTCGCCGGCCTCGGCCTGGCTCGGGAACTGCGCCTGCAGGTCCGCGATCAGCTCGTCCAGGGTCATCCGGCCATCGGCCAGGCGCCCCTCGATGTAGGCCCGGACTTGATCCGGTAGCCGGGAGATCGATGATTTCCGCCCCATGGTCGTCACCAGTACTTCTTGGGGCGGGCGATGCCGGGTTCGCAGTCGATGGTGTACTCGGCGACGTCGGTGCCGTACCGGGTCAAATCGGCGAACCACTTGCCAGACGGTTCCTTGACCAGGGTCACCAGGTCACGGTCGGCCAAGTAGTCCAGCTCTCGACGGATCTCCAGCGGTGTGGCGTCGGGGTACTCACTCTGTGCAACCGAGAGGACCGGCCCCTCGTAGGCGCCCACCGGCCGAGCATTGTTCAGGGTCAGCAGAATCAGCCAGCGCAGGGATTCCCGGCGAATCTTGGCCATATCAGTTTGCATGGTTTGCTCCTACCAAGCCGCGCAGCTGCGCGTTTTCCAGTTTCGTGGCCAGGCTGTCGAGCTTCATCTCGATCACGCTCTGGCCGCGGATGTAGTCGTCGCGAAGCACGTACTGGAACGGAAGCTCGGCCTTCAGGCTCATCAGCTCTCGCTCAACGCGCTGCCACTGGTTGGTTTCTTCCCGCGCGGCCTGCTCGATGGCGTCCAGCCGGTAGGAGAGTTGCTCATGGTTCGCCAGGCGTGCCTGGTCTTGGCTTGCGAACCTCGCATCCAGGCTCTTCTGGATCTGGTTGAGCAGCAGCTTGCCGCCGCCCGCGCAGGCCCCGAGGAAGGTCAGCAGCAGAGTGATCAACTGCCACAGTTCCAGCTCGACCTTCATTCCCTATTCCCCTTGTTCCAGTAGTGCGTTGAGCTGAGCGAGATTGCGAAGAGACCAGGCCCCGTAGTCCTGGGCAAAGGCCAGGATGTCCGCCGGAGTGACGCCGCTTTCCAGTAGCTCGGCGTCAGAACCGGCGGCGGGCCAGGTCGCTGTTTGAGTGCCGGGGGAAGCGGTGCGCGCTCCTGTGGCGGGCAAACCGGCGCCGAGGGCGGTGTTGAAGTCGCGCACCCAGCCGCGAGTGAAGACACAGCGAGGGATAGCAGTAGGCGCAGCACCAGGTGCCGCTCGGTAGGCGGTCGATACATGGGCAATTCGCTCCTGGAGTTGGTGTCGGGTGTCGGTCAGTTGCTGCTGTACTTGCAGCAGTTGTTCCTCGGCCTGGTTGGCGCGCGCGACCTGCTGCTTGTACTGGACCAGGCTGTCCTGAAGGGCCTGGGCGCGTTCGTTGGTGTGCCGCAGCTGCAGGTTGAGCAGCGCAGCGTCACCCTCGGCGCGGCCGGTGGCGTACCCACGGTCGTAGCTTGCGGAGCCGTGGATTACCACGGCTGCGCCGCACAGCACTGCGCTCAGCACGAGCCAGAACGTGCTGGTGCGCAGGAGGCTAAGGACGGCCATGGTTCCTCCGCTTGTACTTGCGTGCCTTACGTTTCGCCCGAGCCACCCCCGACTTTCCGTGTCTCTCCCGAGGGAGCGGCGAATAGTGGAACTCTGGCCGGGCCAGCCAGTTGCGGGATGTGGCGCCGAGGGTGATCGAGCCCACCAGGCCAACGGCCAGGCAGCTCATGAGCAGGCGTTTCATAGCTGATACCTCTGGCCGCACACACCGTCGCCCCACTGCAGATAGATCCGCTCGTAGCGCAGCAGGATGAGGCGCGGGTAGTTGCGGTTCTCGCGGAAGTTGGCGGCCGAGCGCCCGGCGTTGAAGCGCTCGACGGAGTCGAACCAGGCCAGCTGGTCGGCGCCGGATGCCGAGGCCAGCCTACGGTCGCGATTTACCCACCCCTGGCCGCCGTTGTAAGCGGACAGTACGAACGCCCAGCGATCGCACTCGCTGGAAGCCTGGTTTCGGTCGTAGAGCCAACGGTCGTAGGTGACCAGCGCGCGCAGTGCCCAGCCAGGATTGAACGGCTGATTGGCGCCAAGGGCGGCCGGATACAGGCCGGCGATCCACTCGGCGGTGCCGGGCATGAACTGCGCCAGGCCCTGGGCGCCGACAGGCGAGCGGGCATCAGCACGCCAACGGCTTTCCTGGTGAACCTGCGCGGCAAAGGTGGCGATCGGCGCCGACAGGCCCCATTCGGCATGGGCGCTGCGCACCAGGGTGCGCCGGTATTGCTCGGCGGCAGTGGGGATGCGATCCGTCGCGAAGGCCGGCTGGCAGGCGCTCAGCAGGCCCAGCAGGCCGAGGGTGAGCAGGCGCTTCATCCGAAGAAGCCTCCCCACCACACCAGGGCCGTCATCGCGATCACGTCGAACACGCGCTGCTTGAAGCTGATCACGTGGGCGAGGCCATCGCACGCATAGGACGTAACCAGGACCACGGAGGCCAGCATGATCCAGATGATTTGCGGGGCGCCCATGGTCAGAGCCCCAGCGTCAGGCCGAGGATGCAAGCCAGTACGATCAGCCCCCGGCGCAGCCAGGCACCCACGACAACCAGGTTGGCTGAGCACTCATGCGGGCGAGCCACGTAGGGAAACAGGCTGCGGTCGATCCAGTAGCCGGCCACTGCGCCCAGCGTCACCAGGACCAGCTTATAGGCGACGACCTGGAGCTGCTCCGGGCGAATGGCGGCGAGGATGATCAGCAGGACGAGGGTGACCAGCGTCCAGCTGGTCATACGCGGCGCGCGGCGGCGCCGGGGTTGCGGCGATGACATGACGATGCTCCCGATGGGGTGGCCATCCCTGGCCAACTGATGGGCATCCTGCTCCTGCAGGACGCCCGGACATCATCGTCACGCGCGCGCGAAGGCTCTTTTTGGGTACCGAACAATCAATCGATAGGGCGACGGATCAGCATTGGATCTCCATCACCGAGGAGACCACCACCATGTCCAGGCATGAAGACCTGTTGCTGCAACTCATCCAGCGTGAGCCCGACAAGATCAGGAGCATCCTGGGGCTGCCCGCTCCAAAGCCAGACCTGTCCTGGTACGAAGGAGCAGACGTCTGGATCGAAGCTGGACACCGTAGCGACAGGGGCGCGGAACTACGCATAGCCTTCGGGGGGCCACTCCCGCATGGCTATGCCGATTTCTGGATACCGTTCAGCGGACCGGATGGCAACGCGCTGGGCTGGCTGCGCTTCAGCTACATCACCACGGTACGGGAGAAGTCTCTGTTCACCGCCTCTGAATGGCGCTCCGCAGGCGAACCTGCACCGGCCGAAGAGAGCCGGCTGGATCTGCCGATGGACCCGCTGCCGGGAGGTTTCGCACCCGTGTCCAGCAAGGGCGCGAGTGACGGTGCCGATCAGCACTCTGTAGCGCACAGAGCGAGCAAAGGGATCGATGAGCACCTCTTGGTGGCAATGGCAGATCCCAAAGTGATAGCAGCAATCATACAAGCAGCACGGATCAAGCGGTTTGCAAAGATCGCCCCCTTAAACACACAGGAGTGGGCGGCTGAAACAGAGCGGATGAAGGCTCAGTTTTCGTCTCCTGCTGCCGAAGAGTCGACCACACCGGACACCCTGCAATACATCGGGTTTTCAGGGCCTCAGCGTGCCTTGCTGGACCAGTTGGCGCAGTACTGGCTCAGGATCGCCGCAGTGTCGAAGCGCGAGGCTGAGGCGAACCCCAACCCCGACCGGAAGCGCGGGCTGGAGCTGAGGTACATGGCGCACTACAACTGCGCGGCGGAATTACAGAATCTGCTCCAGACCGGGGAGCTTCCGGGCCATCTCGGTTTTCAGGTACTCGCGCAAAAGCCCGAATGACCAAGAGGCCGAGGGCTTCAGAATGACGTCCTTGGCCTTCTTCCACAGCGTGTCCTCACTTACCCAGCATACCCAAGAGCTGACGGTAGACTCCCTCGATAAGGTCGGGCAAGGGTGGAGTGCTCTCTCTTTCCTCGATGCCGAACCAGTACTGCTCTCGGGAGTCCAGTATCTGGTTTTGGCTAGTGACATAAGTCGTCACCAACTGCACAGCCAACTTCATGACTTCTCGCCTGGTTTCTTCACTGAAATCATTCATCGCAGCATCTCCGTAATCATCATTCGCCGCCTTGGCGTTTCTCTTTCGCACGGTCCTTGTGCGCCAGAGCACTCGCTGTGCTCTCCATGGCTCGCCGTCCCTCTTCATCTGATCCCCGATAGTTCTCGATCAGGGCCTTTTCTCGCTGATTGAGCCTGTACTCGCCAAGCGGTTCAGCGACGACTGAGTGCGTGACTGGATTGGCCTTTTTGGTCAAATGTGCCGTCAACGCCACATTTGACCCGTAGGTCATAGCCTGACCCCGAACTCCAGTCACGACATACAACACGTCCAGTCCGTGCTCAGCCCATGCCGCAAGCACCGTGGCATTAGGCGCTGCAGCGCCTTTTTCCCAATTGATCTGTGAGTGCTTGGAAGCCCCAGCCAAAGCGGCGAAGTCCGTTTGGTTGTAGCCCAGGCGTTCTCGCTCAGCCTTAAGTCGCTCGCCAAGGTTCATAAATATCTACCATTCGCTTGACGAGTAGAAAATTCTCTACCATCATCAACCCAACAAAACACAAACATCATTCAGCAACCAGTCAAGGAGCCACCGCCATGGCTACCCAGAAGGCACTGACCCCTGACCAGGTCAAACAGCGTTTCCGCCAGCGCGGAATCACCATTACCCAGTGGGCCGCAGAGCATGGTTACAAGCGCAACGCTGTGTACCGCGTGCTCAACGGCTTCGACAAAGCCAACTACGGCCAGGCCCACGACATCGCCGTAGCCCTCGGCCTCAAGGCCTGCGACCCCGTCGCCGCCTAATTCTTTCACCTCCAACAACAGCAGTGAGGGACACCGCCATGTCCATCAATCGTTTTCAGGCTTCTGGCCAGCGCCTGGCTGCTTGGGCTCGCCAGCAAGGCTTGGTGCCGGCATCAGTTGAAACCTTGAACGCCGCAGCAGCACCTCGGGTTCATCAACCAGCATCCCAAGCATTCGCTGAAACAGCACGTCCTGAAGCGAGTCCGGCTCTATCTGCTGGTTGTGCCAGTCCGCAAGTAGACGGGCGTACTCCGCTGTGTCCAGCTGCCCCGTCTTGCCCAGTGCCAGCACTAACGCCTGAAGCAGTTGCATCACTCCCTCGATGCCTTCCAGAGCCCAGTCCCGGCCCGTTTCCTGTTCTTCCATCCGTCCTCCTAACGAGGGTCACCGCCATGACCGATCAACCGCAACTCATGACCGAGGAGATCGAACTGATCCCCCATCCCATGGACGCCTGGCGTGCCGCGCTCAACGCGCTGATCGCCTGCGCCCCTGGTGACAGTGCAGCCATCGCCGTACACCTGGCCGAAGCCCGCCAGCAGGCCCTGGTGTTCGTCGATCGCACTGCTGCCACCAAGGGCACCCGCAAGTTGGTCGACCGTCTGATGCTGATCGGCGCTGGCCGTATCGTGGGTGATCGCCTGCAGTCACAAGCCGCTCCAGCAACCGTTGCCTCCCTAAACCGCCGCGTAACCGCCCGCATGACCGTAGTGGTCAACGGCACGGACTACGACGTATCCACCATGCCCGGCGTGATGGTGGGCGACATGATCCGCGTCGATCCCAACAACATGCCTCCAGCGCTCAATCCTGATGCTGTTCTCGGAGGATTCTTTCAACCTGGCCGGGTGTTTTCCCTGCCTGAAGCAGGTACTCCCTCAGGACCTGATCAGCCAAGTGCTCAAGGAAATGAGCTACCTCCGGTTGCACCTGCAACAGATCGGCGTGGCGGCGCATCTCAGCCTGCAAACGCTGAGTGTCAATCACACCCTGCTGCTGCAGAAAGCCAGCCAGCACCACATACCCACGCTCAAGCGCCTCAAACCGCGCCGCAAAAGCCTGATCAGCCATAACCCGTACCTCGTTCTCGTTGGTGAATGTACCCCAACAGAGTGGCCATTTGGTAACGACATTGCCAAGGGCAAAACAGAGTTTTTGATTGGAAGCCGCCTCAGACGGCCCAAAGGAGCCCCATCCAATGAAGCGTCGAAATTGGAAACACTGGGTGCCGCGCTCGCCAGCCGACGCACTGGACGGCTGCGCGCAGCTGGCCATGCAGCGCTACAACCGAGGAATCGAACGTTTGGCCTGTGATCACCTGGGCCAGAACAACCACAGTTCTCTCTATAAGTGGATCGGCAACGGCCGTCTGCCGCTGAGCCTGATCCTGCCGCTGGAGCACGCCTGCGGCCTGCCGCTGATCACCCGCTACCTTGCCGCAGCTCACGGCAAGCTCCTGGTCGACATCCCGGTTGGCAAGGCCTGCAACGCCAGCGACCTGCAGCAGCTGCAGGGCGTGCTGCACAACGCCACCGGCGCGCTGATGGCCTTCTACGACGGCAAGCAAACCGCCGAACAGACCCTGGACGCCATTCGCGCCGGCCTCGAATCCCTCGCTTGGCACCACGGCAACGTCGCCCAGGCAGAAACCCCTCAACTGGACTTTGGAGTGGCTGACGATGAGTAAGGCCATCGACCTGCAGGCCCTGCTGCGGCGCCTGGACGAGCAAGCCTATGAGCAGCTCTGCGCCGAAGCTGCGCGTCTTGCCGAAGAGAACGAGTACCTGCGCACCGAGCTGACCCGCATGGAGGAATGTGCCGAAGGATGGTGCAACGAGGCCCAGCATCTCCACCAGCAACTGGCGGAAGCCACCGCTGGCCAGGCCGCTATCACCCAGTCCGGCGCCCTGATCGTCATTCCGATGGAGCGCTGCGCATGAGCACCAAACGCACCCACGACAGCGTCAGCCGCGCCCTGCGAGTACTCAAGGCCCTGCGCGGCCACACCCTCAATGGGCTGAGTAACGCCGAGCTGGCCAAGGCGCTGGGCGAGAGCCCGGCGAACATCACCCGCTACATGGACAGCCTGATCGAGGCCGGCTTCGCCACTCGCCTCGACAGCGGACGCTTCGCCCCGAGCATCGGCTTTCTGCAATACGCGATGGCCACCGCCGAGGAGCTGCAGCGCGGCGCCGCACGCATCAACGAGATCCAGGCGCGCATCAGCGCCCACTAAACAAGGAGCAATACCCATGAACTATCGGAAATCGGCTGGTGATCGGAGGGTTGCCTGATGGCTCGCAAATCACAAGCCGCTGTTGAACTGCTCGAAGATGACATCGAGCAAGGTCAGGCCCTGCTAGCCAAGCAGCACCAAATGGCCGCGCTCAACACCGAACACGACAACCAGGTCCGCGCTGTGGCTGCACAACTGGGCTATCAACTACCGGCCGATTGCACGGACCCAGACCTGATCCAGCGCGACATCGCCGCCAACATGCGCCGCAGCGTAGAGGCGTGCCTTGAAGTGGGGCGTGGCCTGCAGGTGTTGAAAAAGGCATGCGGACACGGTGAGTTCGCTGATCGCCTGGAGGTATTGGGAATTGACCGTCACGTTGCTGCCCGCTTCATGCAGTCGGCCGCCAAGTTCGCCAGCCTGGGCAACAACTCGACGTTGACCAAAGCTATTGGCAATCAGACCAAGCTCTTCGAAATGCTCGTCCTGGATGATGAAGAAATCCAGGAGCTGGAACTCACTGGCCAGACCGGCGAGCTGAGCATTGACGATGTGGCCACCATGTCGGTCAAGGAATTGCGCAAGGCCCTGCGCGAAGCCCGCGAAGACAAGAAGGCCCTCGCCCAGGTCAACGCCGACAAGAACACCAAGATCGACGAACTGGCTGCTCAACTGGCGCGAAAGCCGCTGGTGGTCGTGCAGCCGATGGATGAGCAGTTGGCCGAACGACGCGAAGAACTCGCCACCAAGGCCACCGCGGCCGAAGCCGCCATTGCCGGCGCACTGCATCCAGCCGTGCAACTGCTGGTCGAGAAAGGCGAAGAGTCCGGGCAAGACCAGCGTCCGATCATCGCCGGCATGCTCGCCCAGGTAGAGCGGGCACTGCTGCAAATCCGCGCTGAATACAACATCCCCGCCACGCCGTCCGCCAGTGCCACGCCGACCTGGATGGCTGATGACAGCGAGGAGGCGGTGAAGGCCGCGTTGGCCGAAGCCGCCAAGCAGGGTGAGTAAGCCTATGAGCGCCGTGATGACTCAACGCCTCGTTGCCCTGGCACACGAGCTGGATCGCTCCACCGCGAGCAGAACAGAGCTGTGCCAAGCGGCTGCGGACGATCTGCGCATCTCCCTGGCGACTCTGTACCGGAAATTGAAGGAGGTCACTGTGACCCAGCCCCGAAAGAAGCGGGTCGATGCCGGCACCTCAGCGTTGACTCGCGATGAGGCGGAGCTACTCAGTACCACGCTGATCCGCTCCATCCGCGATAACGACAAGCAACTCAGCACCCTGGAGCGCGCCGTCGAGCGTCTTCGCAACAACGGCAAGATCGTCGCAGGCTCTGTGGATCACCGTACTGGTGAAGTCACGCTCATGTCGCTCAGCGCTATAGGCCGGGCCTTGCGTGCCTATGGCTTGCACCCTGAGCAACTACTGCGCCCGGCCCCAGCGGTCGAGTTGGTCAGTCTGCATCCCAACCACGTCTGGCAGATCGACGCCTCGATCTCCACTCAGTTCTACCTGGCCAATGACGGCGCACGTGCTATGAATAAGGCCGAGTTCTACGACGGCAAGCCAGAGAATCTCAAGCGCATCGAGAAGCAGCGCCTATGGCGTTACGTCATCACGGACCACACCAGCGGTACCCTGTACGTGCATTACGTGCTCGGCGCTGAAAGCGCGGAGAACCTCTGCCATGTACTGATCAGCGCGATGGTCAAGCGCGGTGATACCGATCCGTTCCATGGCGTGCCCTTCATGATCATGACCGACCCCGGTGCGGCCATGACCTCCTCGATGTTCCGCAACCTGTGTCGCGCCCTGGGCATCGAGCTGATCATCAACAAAGTCGGTAACGCACGAGCTAAGGGCCAGGTCGAGCAGGCCCACAACATCGTCGAGCGTGAGTTTGAAAGTGGCCTGCAACTGATGCAGAAACCGCGCACTCTGGAAGAGATCAACGGGCTGGCCGGACGCTGGATGCGGCACTACAACGCCACCGCCATCCACACCCGACATCACCGCACTCGCTACGCGGCCTGGATGACGATCAAGCCTGAGCAACTGCGCATTGCACCGCCTGCAGAGACGATGCGCGAACTGGCCATTGCCGCACCGGAGAAACGCAAGGTTTCTGCCCGGCTGCGGGTGCCGTTCCGCGGTGCCGAATACGACGTGTCCGTTATCCAGCACTTGCAGGTCGGTGACCAGGTGCTGATTACCCGCAACCCGTTCCGCGATGCGGATAGCGCTCAGGTTGTGCTTGTTGGAGACGACGGCCGCGAGCACTACCAGGTGGTCGAGCGTGTTGAGCGTGACGACAACGGGTTCGCGGCTAACGCTGCCACTCGCCGGGTGATTGGCGAAGAGCACCGAGCCTTGCCGGAGACAGCCGCGCAGAAGGACCGAAAGCACCTGGACCAACTCGCCACCGGCACCAGCTCGGTCACGGAGGCAGAAAAGGCGATCAGGTCGCGAGCAGTGCCGTTCAACGGCGAGATCGATCCGTTCAAGGAACAGGCCAACACCGTGTTGCCAACCTACCTGCCCAAGCGCGGTACCGAACTGGAAACTCGCGTCACCGTGGCTGGCTTGGCCTCGGTCGAGCTGAAACCACTGAACCGCATCGAGCTAGCCAAGGCGCTGCGCGCACGTATGGGTACAGCCTGGACACCAGCATCCATGGAGTGGCTCAAGACCAACTACCCGGACGGCGCTATGGAGGAGCAACTCGACAGCATCGTTCAGCAGTTGCAGGCACCTGCACGCCCAAGCCTGCGCCTGGTAGGGGGTGAGTAATGCTGCGCCTGAAGGAAGTACTCGCAACCCTCAGCCTTGGCCAGGCTGATCTGGCCAGGGCGATGAAGCTCAGCCCGGCAGCCATCGCCCAGTTGGTCAATCACGACCAGTGGCCCAAGTCCATCGACAAGCAGGAGCTGTGGGGCCGTATGGCCGACTGGCTCTATGACGTTGGTGCGCAAGACGGCGACATCGCCGCCTTGGAAGAAGAAGTGGAGTCGCCGCGCGCCAACGCGGCGACTCCTGCAGCCCCGGAAACCAATCACGAAAACCAGGAGTGCCCCGACATGCTAATGGCAAAACAATCCCTGCGGCCAGATACCAAGCGCGCCTTCGGCGTGATGGTCGACCCGTTTGGCGATCTACGCTGCGCCGAAGACATGTATTTCAGCGGCGATATTCGCTACATCCGCGAATCGATGTACCAAACCGCACGCCATGACGGCTTCCTCGCTATCGTGGGCGAGTCCGGTGCCGGCAAGAGCACTCTGCGTCGCGATCTGACCCACCGTCTGCGCAACGAGCCGGTCATCACCATCGACCCCTTCGTAGTTGGCATGGAGGCCAACGACATCAAGGGCAAGACCCTGAAGGCGACTCATATCGCCGAAGCCATCATGTATGCCGTGGCACCGCTGGAAACACCTAAGTCCAGCCCCGAAGCTCGCTTCCGCCAGGTCCACACCTGCCTCAAGAACTCATACGCCGCCGGCAACCGTCATGTCGTGATCATCGAAGAGGCGCACTCGATCCCGACCCAGACCCTCAACCACCTCAAGCGCATGCGCGACCAGTTCGAGGACGGATTTGACAAGCTGCTCAGCATCATCCTGATCGGTCAGCCCGAACTGCTCATCAAGCTGTCGCCACGCAACGCCGACGTGCGCGAAGTAGCCCAGCGGGTCGAGATCGCCATCTTGCCGGCTATCCCCTCGGGTGATGTAGAGCAGCACCTGGCATTTCGTGTCGGACGCGCCGGCAAGAAGCTGGACGAACTGATCGACCAGGGTGGCATCCACGCCATCGTTGAACGCCTCGCCAGCTCCGGCAAGGACGGAACCAGCCAGCTCTATCCGTTGGCTATCGGAAACCTATTCAACGCAGCGCTGAACCTGGCTGCCGAGATCGGTGAAAGCCGCATTACCGCTGATGTGGTCAAGGGGGTGTGAGATGAACGTCGTACCGATCACTGGCCGCCTCCCTGAAGAGCAGCCGAAAGCTACCCATCTGCCGCTCTGCACAGTACTGACGCCAGAGCTGGCCCGCTGCCTGGAAGCAGTCAACAGCGCCACCCGCGCCTTGCGCCAGGCCGGCATTCCGATTGAGCAGACGTCGGTGCTCGATCGCCGCCTGTTCATCCGCGAAGAGGATTCGTTGCGGCTGCACCGCCGCTTCCGCAACGCCATCCGTGGCATTCGCCAGACCACTCGCGGGATGGTCACCGTCCATGTCGTCAGCCTGCTCGGTGTTGATGTGGCCTGGACGACCCCGGTGAAGGAGCAAGACCAATGACCGTCATCACCCATGCCTACACCCCGCTGATGGACGTTGATTCCATGAGCGAAGAGGACTGCCGCCTGGCCCTGAAGGACGTTCTGCGCGATGGGTTCGCGAAGGACCAGCAAATGGTCGAGCTGAAGACCATCAACCACACGTTGAATCAGCAGCTCAATCACGCGAACAACATCTTGATCAAGCTGGCGGAGTTGAAGCTGGCCTATCAACACGAGGCGTATGAAGCCGAGCTGGAGCAGTTGGCCGCTTACTACCTGCACCTCAAGGCCGAGCAGCAGACTGCTGGGAGGGTGCACTGATGAACAACAGCACAAAGCGGAACCAGTGCGACGGCTGCCAGGCCGGCGTGCCGCTGGAGGACGGCAAACATCGAATGGGACGTCCTGGTGGCTACCCCGACCTCATGAGCTGCACAGCCCATCTCTATGGGGCACCGCAAGTACAGCCTGTGGCATGGGCCATTTTCGACGGCGCCTGGATCTCGGACCACACGGCTGACCCAAACCGAGCAGAGCAATGGGCTGAGGATGGTAAGAACGTGATCGCCCTTTTCGCGATGCCGGTCCAGCAGCCGGTATCTGCTTTCGCTCGGGATGTGCTGGCAGAACGGCAGCGACAGATCCTCCAGGAAGGCTTCAGTCCCAACCATGATGCCGAGCACCGGGGCGGTGAACTTGCGCTGGCCGCTACCTGCTACGCCGACGAAGCCGTTACGCAGATCTGCCAGCCAGAGCGAGAGCCGTGCCTGACGCAACTGGTGCCGGGCTGGTGGCCGTTCGAGCCATCCTGTTGGAAACCCAGCCTGGACGCTCGAACGAACCTGGTGAAGGCCACGGCGCTGCTCCTCGCACAGGGTGACGCGATCGACCTGCAGATTGATACCGAGCTGGAGGGTCGTCCCCATGGCTGATGTTCTGGAAATCGACTGCCCCGCGTGCAGCACGCCGTACCCCGAAATCACCGCAGGCTCTGCAGCTCATGACCCGAGCCTGATCGAACTGGTGATCACCTGCAACAACTGCGGACACATCCTGAATGCGTTCGTCTCCCTGGCTGAGATGAGCGTTGTGCCGAATCCCGAAGAGGAACCCTCCCATGGCTGAACAAACAGTGCATGTTCCCGCCGGGTACCGCATGGACGCCAAGGGGCGCCTGGTACCTGAAGAAATGATCAAGCCCATCGACCTGGAGCGCGACCGCCTTGTGCAGGAGATCGTTGCCAAGGGGAAGGCTCTGAACAAGGCGTTGCTGGATTTCAAACTGGCGACATTCGGCGATATCGAGGCCTTCATCACTTTGTCGGCCGAGCAGTACCAAGCGAAGGTAGGAGGCAAGAAGGGCAATGCCTCTCTGGTCAGCTTCGACGGTCGCTACAAGGTCATTCGGGCCATGGCAGACAACATCGCCTTCGACGAGCGCCTGCAGGCCGCCAAGGCGCTGATCGACGAGTGCCTCCATGAGTGGACGGAAGGTGCTCGCGCGGAGGTCATCACACTGATCAACGATGCGTTCCGCGTAGACCAGGCAGGGAACATCCGCACCGGCAGCGTGCTCGCTCTGCGCCGCCTGCAGATCGATGACGAACGTTGGCAGCGTGCAATGCAGGCCATCGGCGAGGCTGTCCAGGTCGTGAGCACCAAGGCGTACGTGCGTATCCAGGAGCGGGTCGGGGACACCGACCAGTACCGCTCCATTCCTCTTGATATCGCGGGGGTGTGACATGGACCAGGACCGTATCCTCGACAAGATCAAGAAGTGCCTGGAAATGGCCAAGGGCCGGGGTTCCAACCCGAACGAGGCCGAGATCGCGCTGCGTCATGCCCACAAACTGATGGAAGCCTACAACCTGGAGATGGGCGACGTGCTGGCCAGCATGGCTGGCGAAGCCAGGGTTCCCGCCGGCTCGGATGGAAAACCGCCGGCCTGGCGGGTGCGCCTCGCTCAAGTGTGCTGCCATGCCTTCGGCACGCACCTGATCATCTGCACCTCCTATTTCGAAAGCGCTTCGTTCTAGTTCGTCGGCTGCGCGGCGGCGCCGGAGCTGACCGGCTACGCCTACCAGGTGCTGGAGCGACAGCTGCAGAAGGCGCGCAAGGACTTCCTGAGCACGCAGAAACGCTGTAAGCGGTCCACCAAGGTGGCCCGTGGAGATGCCTTCGCGCATGGATGGATCGAGGCCGTGTACGCCAAGGTCGACCAGTTCGCGGGCGTCGACGACAACATCGCCGACGCGATCCAGGCGTACATGGCGAAGCACCACGCTGACGTCGGCAAGTTCGAGATGAAGCGCCGCAAGCTCAAGGCACGTGACGAAGTGGCCAGTGAAGCGGGGTATGCCGCGGGCAAGCGCGCGCGGCTGCACCAAGGGATCGGGCACCAGGCCGTAGCTCGGCTTACTCAGGGGGTGTGAGATGGCTAGCAATCTCGAAGTAGTCACCCAACTGATGGAGTACTCGCGCTCAGGTCCATTGATGCAGGTGATGATTCTCCAAGCCCTGGACCAGTTCAGCAGTGGCGTTCTGGCCAGCCCGAAGGGTTCCTTGCGCAATGCCATTGTCTCGGAAGAGGCTTGGAGAGCTTGCGCGAAGGAAATCCAGCAGACCGTTTCCAAGCACTTGCTGGAGCAATGACATGGAGCGCTACCACTCAACGGCCGGCGATCCACCTCGGCGTGATGCTGACGTAAAGCGGCAGGAGGCCCAGGAGCTGGACGAACTGGTTCAGCAGTTCTTGGCCGGCGGCGGGCAGATCGAGAAAGTCGGGTACAAGATGCGCGAGCTGCCGGACACTTTCGTCATCAACCCCATGAAGACGCCGGTATACAACGGTGCCCTGGCCGAGAACTCGTCGCTCAAAGCCAAGCCTGCCGCACCGCGCGCGCAAGCAAAGACCGAGCCCCAACGCTCACCAGCGCCCGTGCCGGCTTTGCAGCCGGCTCCTGGCGTGAACCCGAAGGTCTGGTTGAGCCGGATGATCGCCGCCCAGGCGCTGCTGGCCGCGCAGACGGCCAGGCTCGCTCGCGAACTGGGCGTCAGCGATGCCGAGCTGCGCCGGCTGGGTCGTCGGCATGGCATGGAGGTGTTCCATGGCACTCGCTAGGGGGCTGCTCAGCAAGATCCACATCGCTCGTCAGCAGCTCGGCCTGCAGGACGATGTCTATCGGCAGAAGCTGCAGGTGATGTTCGGCAAGGGGTCGGCGCGGGATCTGAACCTGCGCCAAGCCGAGCAGTTGCTGACGGAGTTCAAGCGCCTGGGCTGGCAACCACAGCCCAGCAAGCGAGCAGCCGGTAAGCCGCATAACTTCAGTCAACTGCCCGCCGAGGTCCAGGTCATCGAGGCGCAGTTGGCCGAGATGAGGCTGCCCTGGAGTTACGCCGACAAGATCGCAAAGCAGATGTTCGGCGTGGCCAAGGTCGCCTGGCTGAAGAAGCCAGATCAGCTCACGGCAATCCTGGCGGCACTGCATGTCGAGCAGGAGAAGCGGTACCTACTCGCTGAAGTGGATCGGCTCTGCCTGGGCCTGGGCATTGAGCATCCAGAACAGGCGGCCGGCTTGGAACAGCTGCCGAAAGGATGGCGGCGGCAGCGTCCAATCCTCAAGGCCCTGGTGGAAACGCTCCAGGCGGCCGCAGATAGCAAGCGGAGGTAATAATGAAGGAGATCCGTTCGCAGCAGATCCGCCGCCGGAACAACATGCTCAGCGAGCTGGCCGAACTGATCGTCGAAGCGTTCGTGCGCAACGGGATTCCTCGGGAGAAGGCGGTGCCCGAGTCGGAGGAGGTGGCGTTCCAGCTGCATCGGCGCTGGGCCGGTTTGACATTTGTTTTCCCGGTCAAGGATGACCTGGCTCGCAAGCGTCTGGAGTTGCACATCTTGCAGCGCTACGATGGATCGAACGCCGACAAGCTGGTCCAGGAGTTCGGAATTTCAGAAGGGCTGATCTACGAAATCGTCAGGAAGCACCGCAGGCAGCGAAAGGATCAGATGACGCTTTTTGACCCGGCCGAATGAGCCGGGTCTTCATTTCACCCCTGGCAACACCTTTTCATTCTCTCGTCTCGATATTCCCCATCCCCTCCCGCTATATCTCGATTTTTCGCGCACCTCCCCCTAGGTATTTCTCACCCTCTCTCACGCAGGGCGCTCAGCAGCTTGCTCCATACCGTCATGATGGTGTCCTCCC